TCCCGCCGCACTGGGCGCGCATCAACGGGGTGGACTTTGGATGGGGCCACCCGTCCGCGTTCGCGTGCATGGCGCACGACAGGGACACGGACACGGTCTATGTCTACGACGCCTGGAAGGTCAAGGAGACCCCTGTGATGACCCAGGCCGGGATGGTCATCGGCAAGGGCTACCAGAACATCCCGTGGGCATGGCCGCACGACGGCCTGCAGCATGACAAGGGCTCGGGCGAGATCCTGATGGAGCAGTACAAGAAGTTCGGCATGAACATGCTGAGCGAGCGGGCGCAGTTTGAGCCCCGGCCGGACGGCAAGCCCGGGGGCAACAGCGTCGAGGCTGGGGTTTCGATGATGATGGAGCGGATGCAGACACGAAGGCTGCGGGTGTTCTCGCACCTGGAGGACTGGTTCAGCGAGTTTCGTCTGTACCACCGCAAGGAAGGGATCATCGTCAAGGAGGACGACGACATCCTGTCGGCCACCCGCTATGCCTTGATGATGCTGCGCAAGGCCAAAAGCCTGCACGAGCTGGAACCGGTCAAGAACCAGAACCGGCTGTTTGCGGCCAACGTACCACGGTTCGAGGTCTTTGACCCGGCCGTGGGGTGGTGATCACTCTGGTGGGGTGACGTCCAGTTCTCGGATGAATGGTGGCGCAGCGCCGGCCTGCGAGGGGACAGCCGGCACCAACAATGAAACGTGACATGCAAGAACGAACATCTGAAAAAGACGACGTAGCGCAGGAAGTCGCCCGCGAGGAGCGACTGCAGGCGTTCGGCTCGTCTCTTGCAGTCACGCGTGACAAGTGGATCACCGCCCGTGCGTCGCAGGGGTGGGACAAGCGCGTCACCCAGGACCTGGACCAGTACCATGGCAAGGACCCGGCTACGCGCATGGCGGCGTCCATGATGGAGTCGGTCTACCAGGGCTACCCGGTCACCACACGCGAGGCGCTGCCCACGCGTTCGACGGTGTTCGTGGGCATCACCAGGCAGAAGGCGAACTCTGCTGAGGCCAGGCTGTCGGACATCCTGCTGCCGACCGACGACCGCAACTGGGGCATCCAGCCCACTCCGGACCCTGACTGCGCCACGGCGCTGCAGAGCAACGAGACGCTGATCGACCCGGCCACCGGGCAGCCCGTGCTGTTCGACGAGGAGGGCAACGTCACTGACGACCCACAATTTGGGCGTCCCGCCAAAAAGAAGCAAATTGCCCTGGCCGTGCAGCAGACCGCTGGCAAGGCGGCCGAGGCGATGGAGAACGAGATCAACGACCAGCTGATCGAGTGTGACTACAACGGCGAGGTGCGCAAGGTGTTGCACGACGCCGCGGTAATGGGCGTGGGCGTGATCAAGGGGCCGATGGTCACGGCCCGCACGCGCAAGGCCTGGCGCGAGAAGACCACTGTCAACCCAGAGACCGGGCAGCCAGAGAAGGTCCAGATCCTTCAGGTTGTTGATGAGCTGAAGCCGGCCTCGTTCCGTGTGGACCCCCGCCGAGTGTGGGAAGACCCAGCGTGCGGGGACAACGTGAAGAACGGCCGGGGCATCTTCGAGATGGAGGACCTGACCGAGCGCCAGGTCCGCGAGCTGGCCAAGCAGCCTGGCTATCTCAAGGACCAGCTGCGCAAGGTGATCCAGGAAGGGCCCAAGCGCAGCGCGGCGCTGTACGAGGTGCAGCGCGCGGAGCGCGAGAAGGAGGTCGGTGACGACGGCAAGACCTTCCAGCACTGGATCTACTGGGGCGAGCTGAACCGCGAAGAGCTGAAGTCCGCCAAGGTCGACATGGATGACGAGGGCGACGAACTCGCAAGCGTCAGCGGCTGTGTCGAGATGATCAACGATGTCGTTGTTCGCGCCTACCTCAACCCGCTGGAAGACGACCCGATCCCATACGACTTCTACCCGTGGGAGAAGGTGACCGGCACGCCCCGTGGCTACGGGATCCCGTACCTCATGCGGGCGCAGCAGTCGGTGACCAACGCCGCGTGGCGGATGATGATGGACAACATGGGGGTCACGAGTGGCCCGCAGATCGTCATCAAGCGCGGCGCCGTGACGCCGGCCGACGGGCAGTGGACCCTGACACCACGGAAGTTCTGGTATTTGACGGACGACTCGATCGACGTCAGCAAGGTGTTCGCGGCGGTGGAGTTCAACAACCACCAGGGCGAGCTGGCCGCGGTGATCGACCTGGCTGAGAAGCTGGCCGACCAGGAGACCGCCACGCCCATGATGACCCAGGGGCAGCAGGGCTCGGCACCGGAGACGGTGGGCGGCATGCAAATGCTGATGAACAGCGCCAACGTGGTGCTGCGCCGGCTGGTTAAGCAGTTCGACGACTACGTGACCCGGCCGCACATCCGCCGCTACTACGACTACAACATGGCGTACGGCGAGCGCGACGAGATCAAGGGCGACTTTGCCATCGACGCCCGGGGCTCGTCCGCGCTGATCGTGCGCGACATCCAGAACCAGGCGTTCACCAACCTGCTGGCGATGGGCGCGAACCCGGTGTACGCGCCGATGATCGACACGCGCAAGCTGTTCGAGAAGGCGCTTAAGGCCCAGCACCTGGATCCGCGCGACGTCCTGTTGACGCCCGAGCAGATCGAGGCACGCCAGGCGCAGCAGCCGCCCCCGCCGCCGGATCCGCGCATCGAAGCGGCCAAGATCACGGCCGAGGCCAGGATGATGGAGGCCCAGGCGGTGGCAGCCGGCCGGGCCGCGGAGACCGAGGCCCGCAGCGAGAGCGAGGTCGAGAACAGGCGCCTGCGGATGATGGAGCTGCAGCTCAAGCATGACCTCCAGGTGATGCAGATGGCCCAGATGCAACAGATGAGCATTCAGCAGGTCAAGGCCCAGCTGGCTCAGACGGCGCTGAACGACCGCACCAAGAAGGAACTCGCGGCCAGCGAGATGATGTTCAAAGAGAAGCACAGCCCCGACGGGCAAGGAATCTGAGGAAACGACATGGCAACCAGACAACCAAGCATGACCGACATCACACCCTCCGGGCGCACGCGCCTGGCCACGTGGACGGGGCTGCTTAACGGCGACGACGGTGGGTACGTCGACTGGGTCGACTTTGCCGATCGGTGTTTCCAGGTCACGGGCACGTTCGGCACAGGCGGCAGCGTGACGATGCAGGGCAGCAACGACGGCACAAACTGGTCGTCCCTGAGCGATCCGCAAGGCAACGTGCTGACGTTTACCTCGTCGCGGCTTGAGCAAGCGCTGGAGCTGCCTCGATACGTCCGGCCGAACGTCACGGCGGGTGACGGCACGACCAACCTTGTTGTTACCCTTTGCATGAGAAAGGTCTTCTGACCATGAGCAACAGCTACATCGAAGCGGCTGACGCCATCCGGCGCGCGGCCAAGCAGTACGAGATGTTTGTCAAGACAGCTGAAGCGCTGGACCGGGTGGGCTCGTTCGAGCAAGCCGCTAAAGAGGCGGACGCCGCCCGTGTCAAAGCCGCCTCGGAGCGCGACCAGGCGCTTGCCGAATTGGCTGAGGCAAAGAAGCAGGTGACCGAGGAGCGAGCCGCGGCCAAGAAGGCCCGTGCCACGGCGCAACAACAGGCCGAAACGCTGCTGGCGGAAGCCAAGGTGCAGGCCCAGGTGGAGGCCGCCAAGCAAGCGGAGGCCGCTGCGGCCGCCGCTTCAAAGGTTGTGGAGGACGCGCAAGCCTTGGCCGGAAAGATTCGCGCTGAAGCGCAGCAAGAGCAGGTCCGATTGGACGGGTTGCAAGCCTCGGTGAAAGAAAAGACGACGGAGGTTGCCGGGCTAATTGCGCAGCGCGACCAGCTCACGAGCGCCATCGAACAGCTGCGCACAAAGTTTCTCGGATAAGAGAAAGGACCTGAACCATGTCCATGACCAACGCCGCCGAAGCGGCACTCCTCGACCTCCTGTTTCTCAACGTTGATTGGGCGAACATCGGGGACGCTGCTGGCCTGCAGAACTCGGCCACGGCAGGCTCGTTCCACATCAGCCTGCACAGCGCAGACCCTGGAGAGGCGGGCAACCAGAGCACCAACGAGATCAGCTACACCGGCTACGCCCGCGTGGGTGTGGCCCGCACCGCAGGCGGCTGGACGCGGACAACCTCCACCATCGCCAACACCGCCCTGGTTCAGTTCGGTCAGTGCACAGGCGGCACCGCCACAGCCACGCACTTTGGCATTGGCACGGACTCCACAGGCACCGGCAACCTACTGCTCAAGGGTGCGCTGAATGCCAGCCTGTCCATCAGCAACGGCATTCAGCCGCAGTTCGCTGCTGGTGCCATGACCGCCACGGTTGATTGATGTGGTGTACCGCTGCGCCCACTGCCGTGAGCTGCTGACGCTGACCGACACCGAGCTGTCGGCCTGCTCGGAGCATCCTGACGGGGGCGTGGAGTGGTCGCCTGACGAGGTGGAGTGGATACCGTTGGAGAACCCTGATGCCGTTTAGGTCCGTTGCCGAGGTGGCAGATGCCGTCCAGCAAGGGCGGCATCACACACAGCATTTTTTCCGCACTGGCGTGCCGGGTTCTTTTGGCACCAGCAACATATTTGGGGACGCCTCCATTGGCAGTTCAGGCCCGCCCGTTTACAACGCATACCTGGGCACCGCGCTAGAGGCCACGCAACTCATCGGCCAGCGCAATCAGGGCATTTACACCGGGCCGACGTTGCCTACGCAAGAGCGGTATCTGCTGTCTGTGTCCTTGACGCAAGCCGGAACGGGCGGGTTTTTTCCTTCGGTCTATTTCCTCGACTACTTGATGTTCTACCCGTACATCGACTGCGACAGCGTGGATGAGCAGATTCTGGACAACCCGGTGTCGTTGCCACGTTACACGGATGGCGAAGGCGTGCGCATGGCTTTCTTCAGCCAAACGCCGAGCACTGGGGCTGGCAACTCAATAACGGTGAACTACACCAACCAAGACGGTGTTGCCAAAACCACTGTTTCTCAGATTCGCATCTCGGGCTCTATCGGTGTGAACGGCTCAGGACACCCAGGCGGTGTAGGTTCTATGGGCCCGTTCGTGCCGCTGGCGAATGGTGACCGGGGCGTGCGGTCTGTGCAGTCAGTTCAACTCGCGGGAGGTATAGGCGCTTTCGCCGTGCTGGTGCTGGTCAAGCCACTCTTCAACCTAGCACTGAACGAGCTTTCTT